GGAACAAAGGTGTTCCTGTTTGTAAGAGATTAAAAACATTAAGACAGTCTTGGCTTGTGGGTATTGCTAAATCCGATAAACTTGGTGGATTTGGTATTTGATTTAAAAAATCTATTACATCGCCGATCGCAACCATACTTATTCCTTATAACATAAAAACATCCGGGGAACCGGTAGCTCTTGTGTGTCCACAAGAATCAGGGTCACCCATTTTATTGACTGGAATACCTTCTGCAAAAACAGTTGGTCCACCTGAGGTAGTTTGCCAATTTCCCGCACAATGGATAGCTGGTTTTGGGCAAGGAGGATGACTTGTTCCTATTGATCCGTTGACACAAACTAAAAGATTGTTAGCAAATACTGTAAATTGCGGGATTGTTGTAATGGTTCCTCCGCCGGTATTAGCATCATCTAATCTATGAACTTGTAAGGGCATTTACCATTTCTCCAAAGGACATTTCGATCTTCTAAGTCTTGTTTTTAGTGGCATAAAACAGTTACAAGCACTACATATTTTTGCCATCTTAAGATATTTATCACAGCCTTCGCACACTTTAAGACGTTCATATGCGTCAACTGCTTTTAGATAAAATTTAGAATACTCTTCTGCCCGTTTTTCTAATTCTTCATTCATTAAGCGCCAACTAATCCTTCAGGTAAACTTCCTGCTCCTACTGGAGTGATACCAGATGTACTTTCAATATAGGCATTTTTAATTTCTTCACGTGCTTGAGTGTAAGTAATAACATGTTCCAATTTAAAAGTAAGAGAAACATCATCAGACGATGACACCATAAACGGCGCAAACCCAACTCCTTGTGGAGAGAGACCTACAGCAATTGGCTTGAAAATAACAAGTTCGGTTGCGTTTATTCTTTCAAGCTTTCCGAGTATTTCTTCGCCGCCTACTAATTTTACAGCAACAATCGTTCCTTGTTCTGGCCTTTGTTGAATTAACATCTGTTTATTGCTCCTTTATTAAAACTATTTATAACTCTTGTTTTATTCTTCGTAATGCGTCCATTGGTGAGGTTGAACTTGTGATTGGACGCCCTATCACGAGAAAATCTCCACCATTTTCAATGACTTGTTTCGGTGTTCCTGTTCTTTCATGGTCATCAGTGGCGTTATACCACGAAGGTCGGATGCCGGGCACTATGATCTTGAAATCATTGCCGAATCTTATTCGAAGCATTTTTACTTCATCAGCAGCACATACTATTCCAGCAGCACCTGCTTTTAAAGCATCTTCGGTACATTTCATAACCTTTTGATCAGAATGATCATCTTTAAGACTTGTTAGTAAAGTCACTGCTATGATATCAATGTCGGTAGCATCAACAGCAGCTTTAATCATTTCTTCTCCACCAGATGCGTGAACCGTAAGCATCTTTATTTTTGGAATTTGATTAAATCTTTCAACTGCTTGATAAACTGTATTTGGAATATCGTGGAACTTTAGATCAAGAAAAATAGAAACATCTTTACTAGCAAGTATTTGTAGAATAGAAACGCCAAACCACGAATAGAGTTCGAGCCCTACCTTAAAAGCGTAAATATCTTTTTTAAGGTCCAATAATCTATAAACATCGTCAATGCTGTGTGTGTCTAAAGCGCAAATAATAGTCATTTTTAATCATGCCTTATTATTTTGAAAAGTCCTCGATCATCCGATTGTCTAATTCCAGAGACAACTGTTTCATGACTTGAAAGTGGAGCTAACTTATTACTTACAAATTCGGTAAACTCTTGTCGAGTCATCATACCAACTACCTCTGTATTTTGCATTAAACAGCTCCAATCTTCAATATTTAATTTTCCCTTGGAACTGGAAATGCTTGCTTCAAATGTTGTGGAATTGATCATCAAATAATCATTGGGTTTTATTTCTATTTTCATAGAGCCGGATATTCCACACGGCATGAACCAATCTGGTCCTACCCACCTTCGTATTTGGAATTTGTATGTAGGATCGTTTTCGGAACGTACTTCTATTTTAATTAATTTATCCCATGGAATATTATTATATACGATATCTTGATCAACTTGTTTTCTTTTTATAACTAATACCTTGCGTATCCAAAGAGGTTGACCTTTTATATTTTCTAGTTCTTGAACAGTGTAAGATTCAAACTCATCAAGAATCTTCTGCAGAGCAGGCTTCTTTTTCATTCTGTCAAAAAATTCTTCGGGAGATTTATCAGTTCTCATATTATAGGTCTAATTTTGCAAGTCCCTCATACCCACCTTCAACAAGCTCATCGTCAATTAAAATTTGGGGGACAGTTGTTGCGCCGGGGCAATCATTTTCAAACTTTGTTATCGCTTCTCGGTTGTCAAGTATTATTTCTTCGAATAAAAGACCTTTTTCATTTAACAAAGCTTTTGCTCTTATACAATATGGACAGGTTTCAGTTGAATAGACAATAATACTCATGCTTGTATCCCCTGTAATGCAGATTTGTCTTCAATATCAAAATCAACAGGGCAGGGACCGGCCTCGCAATCAACATGTTCTTTTCCAACATCCTCTGCCATTGTTCTGCTAATCTCTCGAGAAATTGCTTCGTATTGACTTTTTGTAACAGATTCTTCAGGTTGATACTCGTATGCACCAGCATCAATTTGAGGCATTACCGAACAGCATCTAATTTGATTCTGGTATTGTACAAGCATATCCCTAAAATGCTTATAGTCAATTTCATCTGGCTTATATTTTAATGTATAAGAAATTTGATTGCCATATGATTCTTTTTTGGGATTACCATTTTCATCAATACCATTAATCCAGTATTTTTCACCTAGCATAAGCCACTTATATTGTTCTTCTGGCGTTGCTTCTCCGGCTGTGACCATTTTATCACCCATATTTAAACTAGCAATAGTTGGTTCTGTAGGAAATCCGATAATTACAGTACCTTTATATTGTACTAGCTTTTTTGCTGGATATCCTGCTTTAGTATATTCATGTATCAACGGATCATCTTCTCTAAATTGAACCCAACGTAAATACCATGCCATTGCAGGGAGATGCCAGCCTTCAGTCAAACCAAAAAGTTTACTAGTTGTTCCAGCTGGTTTTATTGTTGTCATTGTATGGGGAACAACTACATTTAGCTCTTCAGAATATTTTATCGCTTCGTCATATACCGCTTCATTGAAACGATTTAAAGTCATCCAAAAATCTTTTGATTTCTCTTCATCAATTAAATCGCGGAATCCATAACCAAAAAATTTCCAGGCAAATTCATGAACACCGGTCATGCCAATACCAATTCTATTAGTTCTTGTTACCTCATGACTGTAAAGACTGTCCATAAGATTAACACGAATCAACGCTCTTGTCACAGCACGAAAAGCTTCTTCTGCCTCATCCAAAGTATCAGCATGATATGGAACAACATCAGCTATAACGCAATATCCTCCAAGAACATTAAGCGCAATTTCTCCACATGGATTAGTAATAGTATGAAACTTCTTTCTCTTTGCTTTTTTTGCTAATTTTGACATAAGGATTTGTGTATCATCTTCAATTTGATATTTCATGCTGCCAACAAAATCTCCACGATTTAAATCTTCCCATCCATCATCTTTCTGGACAAGCTTGTCAACGTTAATGATTCCAGGTTCACCAGTTCCATCTCCATAGGCTGCTTCGGAAATCATTTTAAGAACTTTACGCGCATGTTGGGCTAAAGGTTCCATATGTCCTTCGACACCACGCTTAATGTTTACTAGTTGCCAAAATTCTTCATCAACTGATACTGAATTATTCGAACTCCATAAAAATCCTTGGGGTTGCATGTCGCCACGTTCAGCAGCATCATGACGCATCTCAATAATTTCATCTAACTTTTTACCAAGAAATTCAATAGGTCTTTTAACCGTAATAAATGCAAAAATACTTTCATCTTTCCAATATTTTGTTGACATTCTAGCAGCACGCCGAGCTCCACCGACGAGAACACACTCAGCAAAATAATGATCAATATACATAGCTTGACGCCATGGAAAAAGGCCAGCACCTTTTAAGGTTCCAGCCTTTTGAAAAGCATTCATTAATGGCACAGGGCCGGAGGCTGGCCTATTTTGCATTCCTTTAATTGGCTCGCCTCTAGGACGGACATCTGAAAAATCAAGAACCAATATTTTATCTTTGTGAATTTTTTCAAACGCAGCATTTTCCCAAAACTCTAATGCCTTAGCCCAACCTTCTCTATCGTCAGGAATCTTGAACCACAATGTGTCGCGGCCTTCGCCATACTTATGACGAGCGTCTCTGGAGGATTCATGGGCCGACCAATCAAAATCTAGATGATCTTCATCCAGCACGCATCTTACATTAGGAGCATTGTCCCAATTGATTAACATCATATCGTCGTCATAACATCTTCCGACACCGCTGCCATTTAATAGGAGGTAAAATAGAATGAAACTAGCAGCAGAAGTCGCGCAATTAGTAAAAATTTCCATGTTGCGTTTTGGTTGATGTCCATCGCCGTGTTGAAGATGTCGGCCGCTCATTAAAAGCGTAGCCTTTAAAATATGTTTTTTCAACATTCTATATTCTGGTTTTTGATCATTGACGTCAGGACATAAAAGAGAATTACCCAAAGCAACTCTATCCGCTACATCACCCCAATCTTCCCAGGTACCGTCTTCTTTTTTTCTTAGTATTGTTCTTTCCGCAACAGCCTGGCCCATTCCTGGGTGAAGCGATCTATACGATTTGTAAACCTTTGGACTCTCCATCTCTTTTTCCTTTATTCATTATCTGTATTGGCTTTAAACTAAGTTAAAGCAAAGTATGTTTATGATTTTTACTTGATGAATACTTGTTTTGTATTATACAGTGTTTCTGTATTTTGTCAAAATTTATTATTTCATTCAAGCTATAGTTTAATACATATTTAGCATCTATCACCAATATCATAAACATGATAGATAACTGTTTGTCGTTAACATACAAAAGCTTAAATCTTTCTGGCTTCCATTTTTCTTCGTCCGACATAATCAAAGTTTGTTCCATCATAAAGGGAATACTAACGGAACAAAAATCACCAATATATAATAACTCCCAAGGAGTGAGCCAATCTTGTGGACGATCTGGATTCAAATAATGATTGAGTAGGATCGGAAAACGATGGCAATATTGTGACGTCGCAATGAGCTGCTCCTTATCTGATTTTTCAGGTAATGTTTTA